CGCCCAACACCGATGGAACCCTCTTCATCCTCGGGAAGAAGCAGTCCCAGATGCGGCAGTTCGGCGAGAACCAAGCGATCGTCAACGACAGCAACTTCGAGCTGCGCGGTGTCGAGAACGCTCTGATGGCCTACACCGAAGGCGATCTCCTCGAATACTCCCGGCAGTACGGTAAAGCCCAAGCCAAGTTCCAAGAGGGAGCCGCTCAAGTCTCCATTATGAAGGACATGGAACGCGGTCAGCAGCAGCAGATCAGCCGCATCATTCCAGATAGCTTGTACGATTATACGTTCCAAGACATCCTGTAATCCGCCATGCCATTCCAATCCTCAGATGCTCTTGATGATCAGATGCTGTTGGATGGAAGCACCGGCTTCAGTACCGGTGTCGTCTCTGCTACTCGTCCCGATGCCATCCCTGCTACGAGCATGGAGTCGGCCATCAACATGGACTACGATGACTTCGGCAACCTAGTCACTCGTCTCGGATCAGTTTCACTCGCCGGTAATAGCGAATCCAGAAACTGGGAGGAAATCCTCACTGCTTGGAACTTAACCACCTCCAACTACGGCAGCAACCTACCGACAAATGCGGAGGTTTATTCCGGATTCTTCTTCGATACCGCAGCATCCGAGCGACTGGTCATCGCGGTCAGCGATCGTAACGCCAACACCAAGAACCTCTACTTTGGTTCCCCCGGCGTTTCCTACAACGCGATCAGCGGCGCGACACTCAATGCCTCAGCCACCTTCGTTTACTTCGCTCAGCTCAATGACAAGCTGTTCTATTCCGATGGCTACGGAACTCTGAAGTACGTCTCCAGCGCGAATCTCAATAGCTCGATCGCCGCCGGCAAGATCAGCCGCATCGATGTCATCAATCAAGGAAGCGGTCATAGCTCAATTCCAACAATCACCATATCCGCTCCTCCGAGCGGTGTGACCGCAACGGCGGAGGCTGTTGTATCAAACGCAGGCAATCTGGTTGCGATCAAAATCATCAACCCTGGCAGCGGTTACACCACGGCTCCCACCGTCTCCATTTCGCCGGCCAACCAGTCTCACGCGGTCGCTTTCGTATCACTCTCGCCGCCCAACAAACCGCTCTACCTCACCACCCATACCAACCGGCTCTGGTGCGTCTCGGGCGATACCGCTATCCAGCCCGATACCCTCTACTTCTCGGACATCCTCGATGGCGAATCTTGGGATCCCCTCGGCTCCATCCGAGTCGGTGGCGACGGCGATCCCATCAAGGGTCTGTACTCGTGGTTCGGATACAAACTGCTCGTCTTCAAGGAACGCTCAATTTGGGCCGTAGATGCCGATCCTACGCAGGATCCTGCCGATTGGACCATATCACTCATCAGCGGCAATATCGGATGCTCCTCGCACCGCTCCATCGCTGCGGTCGGTGCTGACGTATTCTTCCTTTCCCGCGACGGCATCCGGTCGATGGCGCAAATCCAAGCCGGTACCCAAACCAGCGTCGGCCTCGCGCTCTCCAGCCCCATCAACGACCTGATCAGCAAGATCGACAAGACCAAGCTGGACCTCTGCGACGGTGTGTTCTGGAACAACCGCTATCTCCTCGCTGTTCCGTTCGTTCTCGATGAAGCAAACGGACTTGGATTAGAGAGCGAGTTCGGTGTTCTCCTCGAATCCGGTTCCTTACTGGAACTCGAAGCAGCTTTCCCCCGGAACAACGCAGTCATCGTCTATCACTCACTGGCCCGCTCTTGGCTCGGGTACTGGGACAATTGGCAAGTGAGCGACTTCTTCGCCACCTCGTTCTCCACGTTCGGACCCGTACTCATGTTCGCGGGCGACATGACCTCTATATCAGAGGGAGCAGGCCAAGTCTGGTCGTTCAACGACTTCCTCCCGAACACCCGTCTCGCACCTGTCGCAAGCTCCGCGTACCTGGACGGTGGATCCCGTTATCAGTCTACGGTGATCACGAAGGCGTACAATCTGAACGAGCCCATCCCCGACAAGATCGGGTACAGTATCCAGTTCGCGTTCGACAACCCGTACACCACTTCCAATACGGACGCGGCGATCGCCTACGCGACCGACATGTCGGGGACGTTCACGGACCTCGATCCTAGCCTGACGATCACCAACTCGCAGAAGTTCCTCAAAGCGTACAACCTCATCAGCAAGGGACGCTGGAACACGATCCAGTTCAGAGTTCAGACCAACCCCAACTCGGGCGGTCGCCTTTCGCTTCAATCCACTATCCTCTCTGGCTTTGTCGATTCTGTGCGTCCTCAGCAATGACCGCACATCCCACCATCATCGAAGCGGCCCAACTGCTGCGACAGCATTGGCCTACTTGTTCCACATGGAACAATGATCAGCTCCTCAACTGGATCGGACTCTTCAATGCCAAGAAGCTCATCGGGATTGTGAAGAACGAGGAAGGGAAGTGTGTTGGTGTAGGGGCTGTGCGATTCCTCAACTCGATCGAGGAGTCCGAGGATCTGAACAACAACTTCCCAGATGGTCACATCGCTTGGATCGAGATAGCGATTGGTACTGAGCCACATGCGGTTCAGACACTCTGGGTGGCCATGATGGGGCTATGCTCGAAGAACGTCACCAAGCTGGGTGGGTTCCGCAAAGGCATTTCCCGTTTGTACGATTTTGACAGGTACTCCAAACTACTGATGAACCGAAGGATTTCCTATGGGCGGCACCTATAAAGCACCAGATATAGCGGCGGCGAACCGCGAGGCGGTATTGGCTGCAATCGAGACCTTTCCGCTCCAGCGTGAAATCGAGGCGGCATCGCGGATGGGAACAGAGGGGAAAATCACAACCCCTACCGGTAAAGTTATCCCTTATGACTTTACTAAGACTTCCGACATCGCTCAGACGACTGCTATCGGAAAAGCACTCGCTGATCTGGCTCCAATTCAAGCTGAGCGTGAGCTTGCTGCCGCTAAGGCATACGGAACCCAGTTTGCCGAGCAACGTCGTAAGGAGCTTCAAGCCCTCGATCCTGAGCGTTACGGAACTCTTGGTGTTGATGGAAAACCTGGAGAACCCGGCCTCTACGCCCAGTTTCTCAAGGACATCGGCAGTCGGCCCATCGCCGAGGAAACCATCGCCGCGCCTACCTACGAGCGCGTAGGAATGCCGGGTGGTCCCCAGGATACCGGTGAGGCCGCAAGGATCCGCAGCGATCTCGAACGCCAGATCGGTGCCGGTCTCGCTCAGGCCGGTACGCTCGATCCCAGTTTGATTCGGGCCGCTGAGCAAGCTGTTCGTGCGCGTGGTACTGCTACGGGTGGGGCTCTCGGTAATCTCTCCGCATTCCGCGAAGCCCGCGCCGTCAGCGAAGCGATCGCTAATGCCGATGTCCAACGCCGGCAGCAGGCTCTTGGCCTACTCCAGAGCGGTCAGACCACCAGCGATGTCGCCAATCGACAGGCGCAGGAAGCCTTCCAGAACATCCTCGCAGCCACCGGTCAGAGGAACACCGCGATGCAGCAGAGCTTCGCAGGCCAGTTGACCTCGCAGCAACAGCGTCAGGGCGCACAGCAGCAGAACATTGCGAACATCCAGTCCGCTCTGGGTCTCCAGCCGATCGTCTCGCAGGCCGCTCAGCTCGGAGGTCTCCAGCAGGGTGCTTCGCCGTTTGCCACTCCTCAGTTGTTCCAAGGAATGCAGCAGGCAAGCCCCAGTCAGCTCATGCAGACTGGCAGCAATTTCGCTCTCACCAACGCCCAGAACGCATTCCAAGCCTCGCAAGCCGGTTCTCCGCTGGCTATTTTCCAAGGTCTTGCCGGTGGTATCGGAAACCTTGGCCAAGGATTCCGCGGTTTTGTTGGACCTTGATCTATGGCAAAAGATACCGGATCAAACTACTGGTTGATTGGAGGAGGGGAAACGCCCGCTCCTACTCCGGTCACGCCTCCTCCTGCCACCACAGAACCGGTATCTCCGTTCGAGAAGTACCTCATCGCGCTGGAGAATCTCCAACCTCCTGTCGAACTTACTCTTCCAACCTATCAAGAGCCGGCTCCGACTCCCGTTTTCTCGAACCAGCAGATCCGTAGGCCAACAAGCCAGCCCACATTCCAAGTCACTCAGACTCCTAGGCTTGGACCGATTCCGAGCGTCGTTTACGGCTACGATATCCCAACGGCAGTCGGTTCCTATGAGCCAGACCTGAGCAATCCAGCTACGATCGATCAGCCGTCTTTCGTCCAACCTCCCACACAGGAAGTTGAAACAGGCGGCGGAGAAATGATCGGCGGAGGAGAACCCACCGAGAGCTTCGAGGTTGGTGATGGACTAATCACCGAGGCGAACAAGAACAAGTACCTCAATGAGTTTACGATGGATCTCCAAGGATCCAACGTCCGCCCTACGGTCACGTCACCTCCTGAAGACATTGCGCCGCCAGAGATAGAGGCTCCTCCTACTATCGTTACGCCGACCCCGGTAACGCCTACTCCGGTTACTCCGACGCCAACCACTCCGGTCGCGGAAGTAAAGATCCCCGAGATCATTGAGCCTCCGAAGACGACGTTCCCAATGGCTACTACTCCGACTCCGGTCACTCCTGCGCCGGTTGTTCCCACTACACCTGTAAGGGTTCCGGTTACACCGACTTATAAGCCATCGGTCGTTCGTCCTCTCATCGAGCCGACGACGATTCCGATTGCGACTCGTAGGATGATTGAGGCTGTATCACCGGGCTACTTCAAGGACATCAACTACGACCCCGAGGAGATCCTCGCCGCGGCAATGCGGAGCATGGGTGGAAGACAGGCTCGTCGGTCAATCCTTAGCGAAATGCGATAATTTATGGCTACTCCAGACGAAATTAGAAGGCGGCTCGAAGAACAGGCTAGTCAACGAGTCAACCCCCTGCTCAAGGGTCTTTCCATGCTTACCGGCGGAATCGCTGGTGAGTTCACTGGAACCAATGAGCAGATCCGGCAGCAGCGTCAGGCCAAGCGGGCGTTGATGGAGGAGAACCTCTCAGCGTTGCAGGAGGAGCGGATGATGGAGCGCATGAAGGCTACTCGCGCTGAAATGATGAAGGAGGATCTCGCAAGACTAGGAGAACAGTACAAACAGATTGGCCAACGTGATGTGGCTCAAATCGAAGCGAAACGTCCCGAAATGGAGGGCTATCTCCGATCCAGATCTGGAGTTGGTGGAAGGACTTACAATCTTGGACAGCCCGATATCGGAACGCTGACCGAAATGTATTCTTTCGAGAAGGGTAAGGAAGAACAGGAACAGGATACTGCGAAAAAGAAAGCTGGGTATACTCAGGTCAATGTTCCTGGTTACGGAACCGTTGCTGGAACTCCTGATCAAATTTCGGAGCTTTCAAAGACTATTCCGCAGCTTAAACGATTCCTTGAGCAAACGCCTTCCGATGAGCCTCCGTATGAGGTAACATATTCAGCAGACTCTTTGACAGGACAGATGCAGCCCACTGTCAGATTCAAGAAGCCTGTTACTATTGCTGAGCAGCAGAAGATTTTGCAGCAACTGTTTGCAAATCAGGGTCAGGGATTTGGAACCCCTCCTCCTCCTACTGGGACTACCAAGAAACCCGAGGAAGAGAAAACCACTGACATTCCTGGGTTCAAAGTCAGAATGAAATAATATGCCTATCTACGAGGTCACTCAGGACGCAACCGGAGTAACTCTTGAGCTAGAAGGCGACAGGCCCCCGACAAAAGAAGATGTCGAGCGGGCCTTCGCTTTTGCTGGCCAACAGAAGTATCCGCAGGCTCCAGTTCTCCAAGCTCCTCCTAGCCTGTACGAGCAGGCCAAGGGTGTGGCTCCCTCATTGGCTCGTGTTGCCGCTCCTCTTGCATTTGGGACTCCGACGCCACAAGACATTGCGACCACTGGTCGAGTTCTCCAGCAAGGGAGCGAAGCGGTTCGCAGGCTAACTGGAGGAGTCGAGAAGCCAGAGGAGTTGTTGCAAGGAGCCTCTCGTATCGAGCGAGAAGGCATCATGGCTCTTGGGGCCGCATCTCAAGAGAAACGTGAGCAGGCTGCTCGACTTGGCCGTAGGCTTGGTGAAACGGTCAGCGAGTACACTCCGATCCCTGAGTACGTTGCCCGCCCTGCTGGTGAGGTACTGGGCCAAGTGTCCGCAGACCTCTTGTCTCCGATGAACGTGATGGGCCTCGGCATTGCCGGTGCCGCTCGTCAGGCGACTCGTATTCCATCGCTTGTTGCCGGTGCTGAGTTCGCAGAGACAACAACGCCAGCCGCTGCTAGGACTGCTCAAATCGCAGATCTTCTCAGAGCTTCTGAAGCGGCTCGTGCAAGCGAACAAGTTGGGAAGACTATCCCTCGATTGCTTGTTCCCGAGATCACTCGTGGATCCGCAGAATCTGCTGGCATCGCGTTGCAGGCCATTGCTGATCCAAACGCTACCCCGGAGGAAAGGCTTAAGGCTTCATACGAGGCTGTAATCGGAACGCTTTTCGCCGCTGGCCTTGGAGCCGAAGTGACTCGTTCACTTGGGATGCGAGGCAAAGGTGTGACTCAGGCTGATGTCCTTGAGAACCTAGCTTCACAGAAGAAGACCGTTGGTGAGGCGATCAGTCAGGTGAGCGGACTCATCGATCAGATGGATCGGATTGTTCCGGTTGAAAATCTGAAAGATCAATTCAGGAAACTTACGTCTGAACTCAATCCTGATGAGCCGTTTGTTTATCAGCGCGAGACGGTTGGAGAAGGTGTTCGTGAGCGAACAAAATTCCTTACCGAAGAAGAACGAGCCGCTCTTCAAAAAGAAGAGGCCGCAGTTGAGCAGCAACGCAAGGCCGAGGAGGCTGGCCAACAGGCAGCTCTTGAACAGGCAGCAGAGGCTTCAGGAACCCCTCTTAGGACCGCAGAAGAGTTGTTCCGAGAAAGGAATCGTCCCCCTGTAATTGTCAACGAAGAGCAGGTCGCATTGGCTCGCGAGCAAGCCGCTGAACAGGCTCGTCGAGAGGCTGCAATCAAATCCCGTAGAGAGGCCGCTCAGGATATTGGCAAACCTCCTGTCATTGAACCTGAGGCTGTTTCTGAAGGGGCTCCATTTCGATCCGTTGCGGATGTATTGGATGAGCGTCTTCGCGCACGAGATGAGCGCATGGCTTCCGAGGCAGAGGCAGCTCGTCCGGAAACTCTTAGAACCGCCGAAGATGTTCAAGCCCAACGCGCTGCTGAACGTCAGGCATTTCGTGAACGAGCTGCTGCAATACGAAGGGTGCTTGGACGACGCGAGTTCACTGCCGAAGATTTGATGCGCGGAGAGGTTGCTCCAGAGGCTCCCGTTGTAGAGCCGGTAAGCAGGCCAATCATCACGCCCGAGCTTACGGTAGAACGGCCAGCTCCCAGAGAGGGGGGAAGACTTGCAGCCCGAGAAGCCGTAGAAGCAGAAGGGACTCCGCTTCGATCTGTTGAAGACATCTTGGCTGAGCGTCTCCGGGTTCGGGATGAACGGATTACCGGCCAGCAACAACCTACTGCTCGGACGTCTACGCCTCTGGAAACCGTTGAACAGAAGCTCAGCCGCGCACTTGCTCAACGCGATAGGCGTCTTGCTGCCGAGGCTGTTGCTGAGACCCTTGAATCCGGTGCCGCTCAAGGAGAGTCAGTTAAGGCCACTCGCAAGAAGGTAGAACAAGCGATTGGTGTCGGACGCAAAGAAGCAGGACTTCCTGTCGCGGAACGAACCATCTTCAACGAGGTCTGGGAAAAAGCGTTGGAGGAGACTCAAGGCAAGTTCCGCCAAAAGGCCGAGGGCGTTGCCGAAAAGCTCGAAGGGCTGCGGGTCGAAGTCGAACCCGGAGTCGGTGCGAACCCGTTCCCTCAACTTATGGGCGCGGCTTGGAATGGATCATTGTCCGTAGCCCAAGCATTCATCCGAGCTGGTGGATCTGTAGCCGATGCAGTAGCTGCTGGCCTACGTTACGCTCGCGAGAACTTCAAAGGTAAGTTCAACGAGGCCGAGTTTGTCGCGGAGCTAACTCGAACCATTCAGCGTCCATCGCCAATCCAAGTTCCTCCGAAGATGGAGGCTCGTGCATTCTCTGAAAGGCTTGCTGCTGCTCCAGGAATCCCGCCTCAGATGCGTGAGGCTATTGCTCAATCTCCTGAATCATCGTATTTGCGTCAAAATCAAGACGCAATTAAAAGGGAAGCTGCTGCCAAAACAAATGATCAGCTCATAGCTGACATTGCTAATCCTGAATCAAATACAAAGACAGTTGATTCACTTGAGCTTGTTAACAGAATGCTTGCTCAAGGTAAAATAGATGAAGCCACAGCACTTGGGACATCGCTTTCAAAAAACCTCACCACTGCTGGCCAGATAATTAATCAAGCTAAGCTGCTTAATTCAACAACAAGGCCGGGATTCATCCTTCTTGTTGGAAAAACTCTAGAGAAGTTTGGTAAAAAACTCGATCCAGAACAGGCATCCAAACTTGGTGATGCAATTGATCAGTATCGAAATGCATCAAACCAACTGGAAGCTGCTGAATTAAATTGGAAGAATGCGGCTGATGCTGGAGATATAGCTGGAATCAAAAAGAACAAGTCATTGGCCAACCTTGCTGATGCAAAGAAGATTGAAGCTGATGTGGTTCTTGCTCAATTGCTTGCTAGAATAAACCCTGCGTCGGCAGGAGATCTGTATCTTGCTACAGTTCAAGGTTCGGTTCTTTCTCCAAAGTCCATTGAAGGTGGTGCCTTGGGCAATTTAATGGGTTATCCATTCAGAGAGGTTTCTGACATAATTGCAGGAGGTCTTGATTCTCTTTATGGAAACGAGAATAACTCATATAACATACGCGCAAGAACTGTAACTAGGCTTAGTGAGTTTTTTAAATCACTTCCAGAGGCGTGGAAGGTTATTATCAAAGGTTCCGATGCAATGCCTTATGAAGTTGGAAACGTAAGCGGAAGCCCGTTAAATGCACAAAGAGCGTTTGGTCGGTTGATAGAGGATTTGAGGAACAATGCGTTGATAAGCAAATCAACACCCCGAAATGTTTATGAGGCTGTTTTCGGGGCCGTTCCTGATCTGTTCCTTCGGCTCACACAAGCCGTAGATTTGCCGTTTAGAAAAGCTGAAAGAGCCGTTGCAATTGAAGAGATGGCCCGCAAACGTGGATTTTCAGATTCTCAAGTTGAGCTTGCAAAGAGAAACCCTGAGTTGTTTCTTATCTCAGATAAACAGAAACAATCGGGTCGCAAAGGCTTTACTGAGAAAGATCTTGGAGAAATTGAATTTGAGTCTCTTTCCAGAGTGTTCCAACAGGATAACACTGTAACAAGGGGTGTTTCAGCTATTAACAGTGCAATCAAAAATAGATTCGGAAACACTGTGTATGTTCCCTATCGTGTTTTAACATCTTTGTTTCAGAAGACTCCAATCAATGTAGCGGCAGAGATATTAACATACACTCCGCTTGGTCTTCTTCAGTATGCTGATTGGGCAAATCTTTCAAGAGGTCAAAAGCAGAAGATTATAAGCAAAGTGTTGGTGGGGTCTTCTGTGATGTATGCTTCCAATTATCTTTATGATAAAGGCGTTGTGACTTCCAATCTCGACACTCCGGGTGAGACCAACAAAGCTCGGGAGTTGGCGAAGGCTGGTGGTGTGATGCCTCCGGGATCATTAAATGTCAGCGGGTTGAGGCGTCTTGTGAAAGGTGGAGATCCTACATTCAGGCCGGGAGATACTGTTAAGGATCTTTCAAGAATGGGAACTCTTGGTGCGCTTATGATGATTCAGGGAACTTCTAAGCGGTTGAATGAGTTGGCCAGAACTGATGACCCTGAATATTTCTCTCAAATCAAAGGAAGCGTAATCTCTGGTATCAATTTCATAAATCAGCAGCAATTTATGAAAGGTGCTGCTGACACCATCAAGGTGTTGTCTGAAGAGTCTGGCCAATCCCTTGATCGATGGCTCCGTTCATTTGGCGTAACTGCTGCAAGTCCATTTGCTCCAAACATCCTTGGAGCTTCCAGAAGAGCGCAGAGGGAATATCAGCCTTCAATTGGGCATGAAGGGTTCGCAAAGGATGCAGTCAACGAGCTGAACCAGCGATACGCTGCTCTGGGGTTGGCCATCCCTGGTGCGAAGGATCCCAACGCCATGCCGGTGCGCCGTGACCTTTGGGGTGAAGCCGTAGAGCAGACTCCAAAGAG